GAGCATTACAGACAGTTTCCACGTACAACAGAACATGCTTTCAGGGATGAGATTCAAAACAGCTTATATAATTTAGTAAAGATATACGAGCAAATAGATTACAACGAGGACTTAAAACATTCAGGAGTATTAACGCGTGGAAGTTTTAGTTGGGAAAACGGAATAAAAGACACTAAAGTTAAATTTACACCTAATCCACAAGGAAGATTTAATATTTCTTGGGTTCCAAGTTTAAATTTACAAAACAAACAATATGTTAAGAATGGTTTTAAGTCGCCAGGCAATGATCACATTGGCGCTTTTGGCTGTGATAGTTATGATATTAGCGGTACAACAGATGGCAGAGGGTCTAAAGGCGCTCTTCATGGACTTACAAAGTTTTCAATGGAAGATGCTCCCCCTAATACCTTTTTTCTTGAATACCTAGCTAGACCTCAAACAGCGGAAATGTTTTTCGAAGATGTATTGATGGCTTTAGTGTTTTACGGCATGCCTTTGTTATGTGAAAATAACAAGCCTAGACTCTTGTATTATTTAAAAAGAAGAGGATATAGAGGTTATTCAATGAATAGACCAGACAAGCTTTGGAATAAATTGTCTAAAACAGAAAAAGAAATTGGAGGAATACCAAACTCTAGTGAAGATATAAAGCAGGCACACGCTGCAGCAATTGAATCTTATATAGATAGATATGTGGGAATAAAGGAAGACGGGCAATATGGAGGAATGTATTTTAATACTACGCTAAATGATTGGGCTAAATTTGATATTAATAACAGAACTAAATTTGATGCAGCTATAAGCTCGGGTTTAGCTATAATGGCTGTTAATAGAAACTTATATAGTCCATCCGCGGAAAGGCAAAAGCAAAAACTAAATTTAAAAATAAGCAGATACTCCAATGCAGGAAGTGTTTCGAAATTAATAGAAAAATAAAAATATGGCTGAGTCAGTTATAACAAGTTATTTTCCAAGCCAAATAGCTAGCGATTCTGAAAAGATGAGTTTAGACTATGGAACTAGAGTAGGTAGAGCGATAGAGAACGAGTGGTTTCGTTCTGATAATGGTATTGGTCGTTTTAAAAGTAATCAAAACACTTTTCATAATTTAAGATTATATGCTAGAGGAGAACAAGGAGTACAAAAATACAAAGATGAGTTATCAATAAACGGAGACTTATCTTATCTTAATTTAGATTGGAAGCCTGTGCCCATAATACCTAAGTTTGTAGATATATTAGTTAATGGTATATCAGAAAGAATGTTTGATGTTAAAGCTTATTCTCAAGACCCTTATGGGGTAGACAAAAGAACTAAGTATATGGAATCTATACTTAGAGACATGCAGACAAAAGAGCTTGGTGAATATGTAGAAGCTGAATTTGGCGTTAACTTATTTGAAAACAATCCGGAAGATCTGCCGAAAAACAAAGAAGAGCTTAACTTGCACATGCAACTGTCTTATAAGCAAGAAGTGGAACTTGCTGAGGAGCAAGCTATAAACACTTTACTAGAAGGTAATAAATACGACTTAACTAAGAAAAGATGCACTTATGACTTAGCTACTATAGGTATTGCTGCAGTTAAGAACGGATTTAGTAAAGCGGAAGGAGCTACAGTTGAATACGTAGACCCTGTTAATTTAGTTTGGTCATATACAGAATCGCCTTACTTTGACGATATATATTATGTTGGGGAAGTTAAGAGCGTACATATAAATGAATTAAAGAAAGAATTTCCTTGGCTTACTAATGATGACTTAAAAGAAATATCAAATCAATCTTACCAAAACAATGGATTCTATGATAGAACTTTGACTAATTATGATGAGGATGATTCTAATACTGTTCAAATACTGTATTATAATTATAAGACTTATGCTAACGAAGTTTACAAAGTAAAAGAATCCGCTACGGGTGCTGCAAAACTTATACCAAAAGACGATCAGTTTAATCCGCCAGAGGAATTGTATGTTGAATATGGTATACAAAAATTATCTAGATCACTAGAGGTATTATATGAAGGAGTAAAAGTTTTAGGTGGTAAAACATTAAAGTGGGAAATAGCTACTAATATGATACGCCCTAAGAGTGACTATACTAAAGTTAAAATGAATTATAGTATTGTTGCGCCTAGAATGTACAAAGGTCGTATAGAAAGTATTGTTTCTCGTATAACAGGTTTTGCTGATATGATTCAGCTTACTCATTTAAAACTGCAACAGGTATTATCTAGAATGGTACCAGATGGTGTTTATCTAGATGCCGATGGACTAGCTGAAGTAGATTTAGGCAATGGAACAAACTACAACCCGCAAGAAGCATTAAATATGTTTTTCCAAACAGGTTCTGTAATAGGTAGATCATTTACACAAGAAGGAGATATGAATCCTGGTAAAGTACCTATTCAAGAATTACAGTCTGGATCTGGTGGCGCTAAAATGCAATCATTAATTCAAACATATAATTATTATATGCAGATGATTAGAGACGTCACTGGGTTGAATGAAGCAAGAGATGGAAGTACTCCGGACGCTAGGGCTTTAGTGGGAGTGCAGAAATTAGCAGCAGCTAATTCTAATACAGCCACAAGACATATATTGGACGCTACTTTATTTTTAGCAAAAGATTTATGTGAAAATCTATCATTGCGAATATCTGATATACTTGAATATTCGCCTACTAAAGAGGCTTTTATACATAAGATAGGTAATCAAAATGTAGCTGTACTAGAGGAAATGAGTGATTTATATTTATACGATTTTGGTATATTTATAGAGTTGCAGCCAGATGAAGAACAAAAAGCTGTGTTAGAAAATAATATACAAACAGCTTTACAAGCGGGCTTAATAGATCTTACCGATGCTATAGATATAAGAGAAATAAAAAACATAAACTTAGCTAACCAACTTTTAAAAATAAGGAGAGTTGAGAAGCAAGAAAGAGACCAGGAAATGCAACAGCAAAACATTCAGGCACAGTCTGAAGCTAACGCTCAGGCTCAACAAGTTGCTGCTCAAGCTGAAGTACAAAAACAACAAGCGCTGACACAACAAAAAATGGAATTAGCCCAAATGCAAGCTCAAATTGATGCGCAAAAAATGCAAACGGAAGTAGCCGCTAAAAAAGAGTTGATGAATCTTGAGTTTCAAATGAACATGCAGCTAAAAGGAATGGAAGTACAAGGCAAAAAATCCGAGCTAGCAGAAAGAGAAGATAGAAAAGACGAAAGAACCAAAATACAAGCGACACAACAAAGTGAGCTAATAGATCAAAGGCAAAACGATTCAATGCCCAAAAACTTTGAATCATCCGGTAATGATGTGCTTAACGGCAATTTTAACTTAGGATCCGGTGATCCTAGGTAATAATAGTAGTAATAATTATATAATATTTTATCATGGAAGAAGAAGTAAAAACCGAGGTTGAGAAAACTGAAGAAACTCAACCTCAAGAAGCTGCTCCTATTACACAGGAGGATAGCGGATTAATCAAAGTAGACTTAGGTCAATTAAACAAAGTAGAAGCAAATGCCATTCCAGAGCAAGAAACAAATGCAAGCGATGTTCCTGTCAGAGAACCCGAAGACGCGGAAAGTAGCAAAGAAGTGGTTCCAGAAGTACAGGACCCCGTTCCAAATGAAGAACAATCTGTTTTACAAGAAATAACGGACGAGGAAGTACAAGAACAAGTAGAGGAAGTAAAAGAACAAGTTGCGGAGGCTATTGAAAATCAGGAACCAGGCGTTGAACTACCTGAAAATATTCAAAAAGTTGTAGACTTTATGAATGATACGGGAGGAAGTTTGAAAGACTACGTAAATCTAAACACAGATTACGCATCTTTAAATGAAGATCAGTTGTTGCGAGAGTATTACGAAAATACTAAACCTCACTTAGATTCTGAAGAAATAGGGTTTGTCATGGAAGACAGATTCAGTTTTGACGAAGATATAGACGAGGATAGAGATATACGTAGAAAAAAATTAGCTAGGAAAGAAGAATTAGCAAAAGCTAAAAATCACCTAGAAAGTTTAAAGAACAAATATTACGAAGAGATAAAAGCTGGGTCTCGGTTAAACCCAGAACAAAAAAAGGCGGTTGAATTTTTCAATCGTTATAACCAAGATAGCGAGAAGTTGACAGGGGATAGAGAAAAGCAAGTTTCTATATTTAACGAAAAAACTGAAAAAGTATTTTCTAATGAATTCAAAGGTTTTGATTTCGAAGTTGGAGAAAAAAAATTCAGGTATAAGGTTAACGATGTAGAAGGAGTGAAATCCAAGCAAGGAGACATTTCAAATTTTGTTAAGAAGTTCTTAAACGATAAAAACGAAATGGCAGATGCTAAAGGTTATCACAAATCTTTATTTACAGCTATGAACCCCGACGCAATTGCAAACCACTTTTACCAGCAAGGTAAAGCTGACGCGATGAAAACAAGTATGGAAAAAGCTAAAAATATCGATATGAATCCGAGAGGGACTCATGAAGATGTTAAGCCACCTAACGGGTGGAAAGTTAGATCTGTACCGGGAAGTAATGACTCAACTACGAAGCTTAGAATTAAAAAGAGAAAATAATAATTACTAAACTTTACAAATAATGGCAAATGGATCATTTACTGGGAGTGCAGCGGCTTTAGCGCACTTAACTCCTAGACCAACACAAACGTTGTTTAACGACAACTACCTGGCCCTTGGGGACATGGATTTTACACAACAATTCTTACCAGAAGTATACGAAAAAGAAGTAGAGCGTTACGGAAACCGTACAATCTCTGGATTCTTACGTATGGTAGGAGCTGAAATGCCTATGGCATCCGACCAAGTAGTATGGTCTGAGCAAGGGCGTTTACACATTGCTTATGATGACGTTACTGTTGTATCGGCAACGTCAATAACAATTCCAGCTGCTGCTGGAGCTACTAGCAAAAACCTAATCGGACCTGGAGACACTATCGTGATCGCTGACACTACTGGATTAACAGTTGAGAAAGCATACGTTAGCGAAGTGGCTGTTGCAGGAAACGGAGTAGCTACTTTAACAATTGCAGGATACGCAGGAGCTGTTACAGTTACCGGTACTGGAAATGTAAAAGTATTCGTATATGGATCTGAATATGCAAAAGGAACTTCAAATGCAGGGACTTCTGTTGATGCCGCTTTCGAGCAGTTCAGCAATAAGCCAATCATTTTACGTAACAAGTACGCGGTAAACGGGTCTGATACGGCACAGATTGGATGGGTAGAAGTAACTACTGAAGCTGGAACTTCTGGATACTTATGGTATTTAAAGTCTGAGCACGAATCTCGTATACGTTTTGAAGATCATTTAGAAATGGCTATGATCGAAGCCGAAACAGCTGCTGCACCAATTACGCCGGCTGCTGGATTAGGAGGAGGAACAGAGATCACAGGTTCTGACGGACTTTTCGCTGCTTTAGAAAACAGAGGTCTTGTTTACACGGACGCTGATTTTGGAACTGGAGGAGACTTAGGGTTAAGCGATTTTGACGCTATCTTAGGAGAGCTTGATAAGCAAGGAGCTATCGAAGAAAATATGTTATTCTTAGATCGTTCAACTTCTTTAGGTATTGACAATATGTTAGCTGCTCAAAATTCTTATGGAACTGGAGGAACATCTTATGGTGTATTCGAAAATTCTGAAGACATGGCACTTAACTTAGGATTCAGCGGATTCCGTAGAGGATCCTACGATTTCTACAAGACAGACTGGAAATACTTAAACGACGCTACAACTAGAGGACTAGTTGGAGATATTGAAGGTGTAGTTGTTCCTGCTGGAACTTCAACAGTTTACGATCAAATGTTAGGTAAAAACATCTCAAGACCTTTCTTACACATCCGTTACAGAGCTTCTGAAGCAGATGATAGAAAAATGAAGTCTTGGATCACAGGATCTGTAGGTGGAAACTTTACAAGCGACGAGGATGCAATGAACGTTCACTTCTTATCAGAAAGATGTTTATGTGTACAAGCAGCAAATAACTTCATATTATTGAAGAATACTGCAGGATAATCAATTTTATTAGTGTGCTGGGGATCTTTGGTCCCTGGCCACTATTTTTATCAATTTTATAATATTATATCATGGCAAACAAAAAAAAGCCCGTAGCTAAAAAAGCTACTCCACAAGAACCTATCACAGATGGGTTACAAGTACAAATAGAAAAAGTAGAACCCGTAGCGGTTAAACCAGCTAAGCCGGCAAAGCCAGCATGGGAATACCGAGACAGAACTTATGTTTTAAAAACAGGTAAGTCTCCACTTTTATACACATTACCATCCAAACATTCTCAAAGAAAACCTTTATTATGGTTTGATCAAGAAAAAGGATTTCAAAGAGAATTACGTTATGCTACTAATCAGAAGTCTCCTTTCGTGGACGAACAAAAGGGACCTGCAACATTAGGTAGAATAGCTATGAGGAATGGCATAATTAAAGTAAAGAAAGAAGACGTATCTTTACAAAAATTATTATCTTTATATCATCCATTGAAAGATAAAATATATTACGAATTTGATCCAGTACAAGTCTCTGTAAATGAGTTAGATTGGATTGAGCTAGAACTTGAAGCATTAACTTTAGCTAAAGATATAGACATTGATACGGCTGAAGGGATATTAAGAGCTGAATACGGCAGTACAGTTAATGATTTATCATCTAGTGAATTAAAAAGAGATCTAATGATATTTGCCAAAAGGCAACCTGCATTATTTATAGAATTAGCTAATGATGACAATGTTCAACTACGTAATATAGGTATTAAAGCTGTAGAAGCTAGGATAATAAATTTATCTGCTGACCAGAGAACGTTCACTTACGGCGAAGGTAATAGAAAGTTAATGACTGTACCTTTTGACGAACACCCCTATAGCGCTTTAGCTTCATTTTTTAAGACAGATGAAGGCATGGAGGTTTATAAGGCAATATTGAAAAAACTTTACTAAGTTACTTTTTATAGCGATTAAGCCGCTTTAAACGTGGCTTAATCACTATAAATTTAAAAAATAAAAAAATGGCTGGGACTATAAATATTAATTCAGTTTATAAAACTGTTCTAGTTATATTAGAGCAAGAGAAAAGAGGTGCATTAATGCCTTCGGAGTTTAACAGGATAGCCACTCAGGCTCAACAAGAAATATACACACAATACTTCGACGACTTAAATCAAGTACTTAGGTTGCCGCAAACTAGTTTAGCTTATGCCGACAGATTTGCTTTGTTGGACGAAAAAATATCTTTATTTAAAAGAGTTGGAACGTTTACATTGGATCAAAACCAAGAGACCGTTATACCCTCTACTGTTCAGGAATTAGGTGTGGTTGTATATAATAATAGAGAAGCAGAAAGGATACAAACTTATGAAGTATACACAACAAACCTCTCGCCTTTAACTTCACCTACAGAATATTACCCGGTTTATACGTATGAAAATAATACGTTAAAAATTTATCCCCAAACTGCAACTGGTAATGTATCTGTAAATTATTTAAAATATCCCGATGACGTTAAATGGGGATTTACTATTGATAAAGAATTAGGAAACTATGTATACAACGAATCCGACTCAACTTCTTTCGAAATACATCAATCAGATCAGCCATTGCTTATTTCAAAAATACTTGGATTTGCTGGTGTTGTGACAAAAGACCAATTTGTTGGCGGTATAGCTCAGCAAAAGGAGGCGCAAATTAACGGAGATAACGTAAAATAATAATAAATGGCAGATACACAATTAATCAATGCGTTTATATCTTTAAACGATATAATCAACAACTTCCTTATATCTTATACTGGTCCTGGTAGAATGATACCTGATGCAGATAGGACAGAGGTTATACTCCACGCTAGAAGGTGCTTGCAAGAATTTGCTTTTGAAACATTAAAAAGCCAATTTAATAAAACAACAACTATTCCCGCGAATGGCGAATATAAACAACCAGACGACAATGTGGCTATCATTAGTATATTTAGGAGTGCTTCATCTGGAGGCGTTACTTATACAGTAGAAATGAGTGAGACAAAAGACTTAGCCAATATAGATGGTACAAACTATTATGTTGACTATACTAATAAAAAAATAATATTTGATACTTCCTTAGATGGGTATGGCTTATCATACACTTATTTATCGAACGCATTGACTATTGACGAAACAGCAGCGATTCCTAAATTAGCTGAAGAAGCTTTATACGCTTGTATGATATATGCAATATTAGCAAATAGAGAAAGCACAAACCCAAATACGCTCCAAAGACTTTTAATGGAAAAGATGCTAAAATTAGAGAAATCCAAATCTAGGCTAGTCTTCACAAACTTCGAATAACAAAATAAAGCACATATATATATGAGTATAAGCATAGATACAGTATATCAAAGAGTATTGAGTATACTTAATAAAGAACAACGAGGGTACGTTACGCCTCAGGAATTTAACTTATTTGCAAATCAAGCACAATTAGATTTATTTGAGCAATATTTTTACGATATAGGTCAATTTTTAAGACTGCCTGCTAATGGTCACGCAAACGCTAGCATACCAGATTTAATTGAGGAAAAAATTTCTTTGTTTGAAAAAGAATTAAATGTTTCTATTAATAATGGGCATTATTTATTACCATCGGATTTATATCGCTTAAATAATGTAGTTGTTCAAACTTCTGAAAATGAAGCCGAGCAGGTAAGCTATCAATATTTTTTAAAGTTAAATAAATCAGATTTAACAGCGCCTTCGGAAACATATCCCGTATATATACAAAATGACAACAGAATTGGTTTATTCCCAAATACTATAGTTCAAGATGTAACACTATACTATGTTAAAAAACCTGCAGATGTTGAATGGAAATATCAGATTGTATTTGGGGAGCCTTTGTATGATTCATCGTCCTCGATAGACTTCGAATTACACGAATCTGAAGAAACCGAGTTAGTTATAAAAATACTAGAGCTTTGCGGTATATTAATAAAAGATTTAAGTTTATACCAAGCTTTTGACAAGGAAGATCAAGAAACAATACAACAACAAAAATTATAATATATGGGCTTAATAACACAAACTGACGAACAATACTATTTAGGCCCCGACGGAGTATGGAATAGCTTTGACGAAAATTATGGTAGTTATCAATTCATTTTATTAAAAGATATAATAAATAATTTCATGATTTCTTATGTGGGATTAGAAAAAAATATATCCAAAGTAAAAAGAACCGAAGTGGCCTTTCATGCTAAAAGAGGAATACAGGAATTTAGCTTTGACACGTTACCCTCTATAAAATCTCAAGAGATCGAAATAGGGCCCACCTTAAACTTTATTTTGCCTAAAGACTACGTAAACTATGTAAAATTAGTTTGGGTTGATTCTAAGGGCATAGAACGGATCATATACCCCACCAGTAAGACTTCTAATCCCTTACCTATACTTCAAGATGCTGAATTTGAGTATTTATTTGACGAGCAAACAGGACAGATGTTAACAGCTGAAGAGTCAGAAACTAGAAAAAAATTTCAAGCTCAGAATAATACAGGTGATAATAATAAAGAAGATTTAA